TCTGTTCTCCGAGTAAGTAAACCCCCGCCACCATCTACACCGATAAGAGAGACCGCAACGCAGCGGCCTCTCTTATTATTTTAACTATGGACAAAAAATGACTACGATATGAAACGAACGATTTACGACTGCTGGAACTGCCGGCACCACAACAGCGACAACCCCTACGGCATAGACTACTGCGAGGTACATGACACACGATGCTCTTTCGCCCATGATGATTGCGATGACTTCGAGCCGACCGACAGCGGCAACGAACGCCAGCCACAGCCGCCACGCCGTCTGACTGTGATAATCTGGTATCTGGAAATCATCGCCGTCGCTGCCATACTGGGGTGGTTGCTGATGGGTTGTACTACGACGCGATACGTGCCCGTCACCGAGACGCACACCGAGCACCACTGGCACACGGACACCGTGAAGGAGCGCGACTCGACGCACACCGAGCGCGAGACCGTCATCCGCGAGGTGGACTCGGCAGCGATGGCGCGGTACGGCATACAGATGCAAGCCAACCAGCGGGCGTGGCTGGTGCTTCAGCGCGAGATGGAGAACCGCCTGCGCGAACTGGAGCACATGACCGCAAACAAAGACACCGTGCGCGACAGCATCCCCGTGCCTTACCCCGTGACGGAGTATGTCGAGCGCAAACGTTCGACGCTGGAGTGGGGACTGCTCATCATCGGTGTCGCCGCCCTGATTGGCGGTATCGTGTGGGCAATCTTCAAGATCAAGCATCTTCTTTTTTCTGTTAAATACTAAAGAATGACTGCCGTGAGGCAGCAGGCAAGCCCGTGACGGGTGAGCACATGTTTATTATACTAAGGATTTTTTTTATTGTATCCCCCCGGAGGTTTTTGCCTCCGGGGTTTTTGAGTAACCCCACAGCGTCATTCTTCACGATTTATAAATTTATAAATCATTTCGGAATGACAGACATATTATCAATCGACAACATCGTGACCCTGCTGGGCATCTTGCTCGGTGGCGGTGGCGGGGCATTCTTCACATGGCGATACCAGCGGAAGAAGGCCAAATCGGAAGCCAAGACGGCAGAGGCCGAGGCAGAGAAGGCAAAGTTCGAGGCCATGCAGGCCAATGCCACGCTGACCAAGGAAATCCAAGACTCGTACCAGCGGCTGACGGAAGACCTGAAGGCCAACCTCGACACCCAACAGGAGTATAACGAGGAACAGAAGCAGTACATCAAGGAACTGAAGGAAGACCGCCGCCACCTGCGCGAAGAGCGCGACGATCTGCGCAACCGCCAGGACAAACTGGAGAAGACGATGCGGGAACTTCAGCGCGAAGTGGCACGCAACGGCCGCATGGTGGAGTGTATGCGCCCTTTACTATGCGGACGGGAGGGCTGTGCTATCCGCGTCCCCGTGGCCATCTCGCCGCAAGGGGAAATTGAGCAGACCCACCGTCCGCAGAGTCCAGTAGACGGCGGTACGTCCGCCGTCAATGACATTGACCCCTATAACGGCGACTGACCTATGGCAACGAATATCACTATGCACTTCACGATAGACGAACTCTGTGCCTCGCAGACTGCCAAGGCACGGGGCATCAAGAACAAGCCCGGCGTGCCGGAGATTATCAATCTGGTGTATCTGACGGCCTACGTGCTTCAGCCTCTCCGCGAGGCGATGGGCGAACCCATCAAGATAGGCTCCGGCTATCGCTGTCCGCAGTTGAACCGTGCCGTCGGCGGTGTCGCCAACTCGCAGCACATCAAGGGCCAGGCGGCAGACCTCTGCATCGACGGCGACCTGAAGAAAGGCAAGCGGTGGTTTGAGTGGATCAAGACGCACTGCCAGTTTGACCAGCTCATCTGGGAGCACAATGCGAAAGGCTCCTACTGGGTACACGTCTCCTACGTGCATCCCCCGTTCGGCAGAAACCGCCGACAAGTCATCGACAATCTTTTGAAGCGATAAACCCGTGACGGGCCATAGCCAGTAGTTTTTTCAAAATCTCAATTTAATTGTTTTAGTAGTTAGTTATTCATTTAGTAAAAGAGTGTAGGGCGACAGCGGTCGCCCATTTTTTTTCTTCGTCTGCCCCAGTTGATGGCAGGCAGTAACCCCAAGACGTATTTCTGCTGATAGATAAAAAACAGGCAGAAATATGAAATTCCTGACACTTGAAAAAATCAAAGCGCAGTTGCGCATCGAACCAAACTTCCATGATGAAGACACGATTCTGGAGGTCTATGGCGAATCGGCAGAGACGACGCTGTTGAACTATCTCAATCGTCCCTATGCGGACATTATCGGCAGTTATGGCGATGTGCCATTGCCATTGGTGCAAGCATCGTTGATGCTGGTCGATACGTCGTATCAGCACCGCTCACCTATCAGCGTCACCAACATCTCGCAGGTGCCTTACACCTTCGACCTTCTGGTGAAGCCTTACATGAGGCTGACATCTGCTGTTGATGGCGACGTGCAGACGGTGACGCTCGGCAGCGATGCTAAGATTTCATTCACCGCCGACCTGCCAGACGGGTTGCTGCTGAAAGACATAGGCTTCACGCTGAAGGTGATCAATGCCGACACCAACCATCAGGCAGACTACACCAAGGATGACTGTATCATGGTGGGCGACGGTGCCGACTACGTGGTACTGGTAGACACCGAGGAGATGGGCATTGGCACGCTGATGCTCCGGCTGACGGTGCATATCCCCGACAGCGACTACCCGATCGGCACCCGCAAGGAAGTGATAAACATCGACCCACGTATCAGAATCACCGGATGAAAGGCTCTGCACGCATCATAGGTAACATCAGTGGCCGTGCCAACGGTGACGGTGTGGCGGTAGGAAAAGCCGTCACAGCCTCTATGCTTACGAAAGGTGATGCGCTGGTGATGGGTATCATTGCAGCCGGTGCCTACGACGTGGGTATTCTGACCGCCGAAGCCGTGTTCTTCGGACAGCCCACCACAGGCAATGCCGGAGCAGAGGGTATGATTGGCGGCGATGCAAGCCGTACCCGCGATGCCGGATGCCATCACTGGCTGGAGGTTGAACCCACAGAGACACAGGAGGTGGTGTGGCTCGATCCATACGGCATCGACTATTACGTCACCACCTCGACAAATCTGAAATGGAGAATCATATAAAAAATAAGAAATAATATGGCATACGCACAATGGCTCATTCCGAGCAAGACCCAAGGCAGCGGCAACGACACCGTGAACGTGACTGCCGGAGCCGACAACACCGGGCGAAACGCTCGCAGTACCAATATGACCTTCAAGGCCGCCAACTGTCCCGACGTGGTTCGACAGGTGACGCAGGCAGGAAAGCCTGAGTTCGTCACGCTACAGGCATCAGCCGCCATCGACAAGACTGGCGGTACGCTCACCATCAGCGGCACATCGAACTCAAAGAAACTCACCTTCAGCCTCGCCAGCGGCGGTACGCTGGTGCTGACACTGCCGGGCACCTATACCGCCAACAGCGTGGCGACGGCCAACGGTGCCGCCATCGCGGGCGACCCCGGTGGCTCGCAGGAGTTCCCGTTCAGCATCCAGTTTGCAAACGTGGGTGCCAATCCTACCATCACGGCGAAGAGCGTGCAACTCATCGTGACCGATGATGGCGGTCATACCGCCACTTGTACCATCACCCAGGCTGCTGGCGACCCGACACTCAGCGTCACGCCGTCGAGCATCACCCTCGACTGGAACGCAGCCACGGCTCAGACCTCCGCTTCGTTCAGTATTGCATCTAACACCAACTGGACTATCGAGTAATGGCAACTAGTATCAGCATACCTTGGAACGACGGCAACGGCAACATCGTGCTGACCTACAACAGCGGTCAGGGCGATGACACCGTGACCGTGCGAAGCGACACCGACAACCTTGGTCAAGACCGCCAGCAGACCATATCCTTCGTGGTGCAGGACGGAGCCATCCGCCACACCATCGTGAGCGGCAGCGGTCACCGACTGCGCACTGCCGACGGTCACTATCTGCGGAGTCTCGACAACGCGATGAAGGTGACAGTGCTGGTGATACAGCCCACAGGTATGCGTGTCATCGTGACCGCCAGCGGCCACAGACTACGGACAAGTACAGGACATATACTCCGCTGTTTGCCAGCGGCATAACATAAACAGGAAACGACTATGGCATACTCAACAGGAATGATGAACAAACGCGTGAAGATAGCCAAGCGCGTTGACTCCGAGGGCGGCAGTTTCGGGCGGTCGTCAGGAGGTCAGAAATACACCATGCTCGGTGAGTTCTGGGCATCGGAAAGGTTTGACAAGGGCATGAAGTCTCTGCGCGAAGGCGCTGTGGACGCATACGACACGGTGATGTTCCGTATGCGCTACCACGCCGAAATCGACCGCTGGTGCCTCGTGCAGTATCACGGCCGATGGTATCAGATACAGTCGTTCAATGAGGACTATCAGACCAACGAGATACAGATCACGGCTACGGAGATGGCTAATCAGCAGGTGAACATCGTCGTGGTAAACCCGTAGCGCAATAACGGAAGGTTAATAGTACAAACATAAAAAATATTGATCATGGCAAAAAGAACAGAAACACAGAATCCTGAAGAGGAGAATCTGGAGAACGTAGTGCAGACGGCAGAAGCCACTGGTGGTGAGACCGAACCGCAGGAGGCCGAACAGACCGCTGCCGACGGTGCACAGGATGGCGGCATCCGCTGCATGGTGTCGCAGGTGAAAGACGGAGAGACGAAGGTGGCCGAGACGCTCGATGAGGGATGGGATGCCGACGGCGTGGCCATCGTCAGCGGCGACGAGACACTGCTGGTGGTGGCACTCACCGAACAGCAGACGGCCTTCGGCGGCGAAGAGTCGGAAGACTTGGAAGAGGACATCCCGAGTCCCGGCATGACCAGCATGGACGGCGAGCAGCGCAGCGCATTCCTTCTCGAATTCTATCAGCGCGAGGACAAGTCTGTCCCGGCACTCGTCGCTTGCAAGGACTTCGGATGGTTGCCCTCTGGCGGTGAGATGGCACTCATCTTTGCCCACAAAGATGCCGTCAACGCGAAGATTGCCGAACTTGGTGGCACCGCCATCGGCGACGGCAAGTATTGGACCAGCCAGCGATTCAGCAACGAACGTATGTGGCATTGTGACATGAGCAGCGGACAGTTTGGCATAGCCCTCGGCACGAAGTCGGTTGCTGGAGTCAGAGCCGTGAAGAAATAATAAGTTTAACATTTAAAAATTATACAACTATGGCAGATTTCGATCTTACCCAAACCGACGCACAGGTGCAGTCGATTCTCAACGATGCACAAGATGCGCAAGGTGCCGGTGCTCAGACCACCCTCACCACTGACTATATCATGCTTAAAGGAACGAACGGCAGGTATCATAAGATACTGAAGGATTCGTTTACCGAAGCCGTGCGCAATGTTCTTTCAGGACTGCTCGTGAACAACGACAAAGGTACCACCATCTCTCAGATCCCCGCCATCTCCTCCGGCGACTTCGGCAGTGTCACTCCCGCCAACCTTGCATCAGTTCTGGGCGGGGCTGCGCCTTCGGGCTCTATTTCTGTAAGATCTGGTGCTGAAATAGAATGTACAGACTTGGAAACAAACTACAAAGGCTGTCTTGTTGCTATTAAGAACAGTTCTTATACAACTACGTGGGAATATGCATCTGTATCTGAAACCGGCAATTTTTTGGCGAGAGTTTCAGTGGTTAGAACTGCCACCGGATTGTCTTTTAATAGCGAAACCGAAATCTCAGAGCTTCAAATATACACAAATAATAATAAAATATATGTAAAGAATACATCTAAGAGAACAGCAACTCTTTCATATAAAAGAGTTTTGTAGGTGGAATTAAACTAACTAAGAGGTGGGTAAACGCCCACCTCCTGGGCGCAAGCAAAGATGCGGCGGGTTCTAATTGGGATGAAATAATTGCCGATGGTAATTATGCTGTAAATAATGGCATAAGTGCAACAGGATTCCCTACGGGTGCTTATGCTTGGGGTCAATTAATAGTTAGACGTAGTAAAGATGTAAACAACTATGTAATTGTTTCACAGATATATATTACTAACGGTCAAGGTTCAGACGCAGGAATTTATACAAGAACAAGATTTGGTGGCCCAAGCGCAACTTGGAAGCCGTGGCAGCGTATTGACAACTACGGAACCTCCTCACTAAGTGAGTTGGCATCGGCTCTGGGCGTTTTCAAATTTGGTGGCGCCACAGAAACTGATGCCAATACACTGACTGCAAATGGCTTCTATCTTATTAATGCCACCGCTGAGAATACCCCTTCAACACAAGCAGCAGGATATTGGCTAATCTTAGTATTTCGGACGGGGGCCTCTATAGAGCAAGTTGCTATACATCGTAATGCTGGAGAGCAAAAAATCAGGTTTCTAAGCACGAGTACTGGTGTCTGGACTGGATGGGCATGATAAGAGGTGGGTATTGCCCACCTCATTGCAGTTATGTTAAACTGACAGATTTCCACGCAGTCCATCCAGTAAATAAAGCACCTCTTGCGTATATTTTTATTGGTGATGAGGTTTGGTTTGGTGCGTGAAATACAACCTGTATGCCTCTATAAGGGACTGCGGATGATATCGTCAATCCGACAAAGAAACAAAACATTGGCCCCTCTGTTATACCTGGAACGGGATTTGTTAGATTCTGTGGGCTACCAGTATAATAAAATCCTTCTCGCATTTCGTTCATATCGCCAGTATCTGTATTCCCGATGTTGTTTAGCGGGAGTTTCCCTCTTAACACTGCGCCCAGAAGTGATGCAAAAGAATTGGAAATGCGCGGAAATAGGGCATATTTGATTGGAAATTTCTTAAAACTTCATAAAAAACCGCCCGTCGGAGAACAACGAGGGCGGTTTTTTCGTATCTTTGCGGCAAGTGGATAGGCGGGAGTAGCTACCCGTCGACAAGGGTAAGCAAACAGCCCTTCCACTTTTCAAAATCTGTTTGCATGACTTTTTAACTGTTTGCATTATGTTACACAAAATCGTTTATGACGTGATTTTCAATCCGTCGAAGAAATGGAGCCGTACAGGTGACGGCATGATTATGATTCGCGCCTCCCAGGGCCGCAAGTCTGTTGACATCCCTACGAACATCTTCTGCCAGTCGAAGCAATTCTCCGACGGTTACATCAACTCACTGCACCCTCAGTTTAACGGGCTCAATGCCATGATCAACCAGATATTGCTCGACATCCAGGCCACGGAGATAGAAGCCTTCCGGCGCGACATCAACATGACCGTGCAGCGGCTATACTCGATGTATGTCGAAGCCCTGAGTACTACCGTCCCGCTGACCGAGTTTGCCGAGAACATCCTCAAATACTCTTCCAACCGTAAGGAGGTGACGAAACGCTCATACCGCGACGTGGTGAGAAACGTCAATGAGTTCTCGCCTGGTGTGGCCCTCGAAGACATGGATATTCAGTGGATCAAGAAATACGAGCGGTGGATGTATGACCGAGGCATGAGCGATTCAACGGTATGGGGACGCATGAAGGTGATACGCGCCTTCTTCAACGAAGCCATCAAGCGCGACCTGCTGAAGCCTTGGCAGACACCTTTCCGCATCTACGAGATTCCCGAACTGCGCTACCGCACCGACGTGCTCCGATTCTCAGAGATGGAAGATCTGTTGCACTATCGGTTTGAAGACAGGAAACTGGCCAAGGCGCGTGACTTCTTCCTGCTGTCGTGTTATACAGGTCTGCGCTACGGCGACATGATACGGCTGACATCAGGCCACATCCGGAAGGTGGGTGACGAGACATGGCTGACGATGCAGACCATGAAGACGGGCAAACTGGTGCAGATACCGCTCACCATCATCTTCTACGGACGGGCGATGGAGATATTGAAGAAATACAAGCGGGTGGAAGACTTGGTTGGGATGTTCAAGTGTAACACGACCATCAACCGCGCCATCCACGATATGTTCGCCATCTGCAAGATAGGCGGCTCACAGCGCATCACCGTCCACACCGCCAGAAGGTCGTGCATCACGGGATTGGAATCAATCAAGGGGACAGGTCCATGATCGCTCATTTAGAGCGAATCACGCGACCTGTCCCCTTGATTGATTCCCTTGATTGATTCAAGCGGGAGTATTCCGAAATGGAGTGCTCCTGCTTTTTTTTGTGCTTTTCGCTCGGTAACCCCGAGCCGCTATTTCGCACGAATAGCAAAGCAATAATCAATTTACAGACGATATGGCAACAGTAAAAGGTCAGAATCTCAGGATTTTCCTCGGCAATGCAGAGACCATTCCCATTGCCGCAGCCTTGCAGTGCGTGCTGCAAGTACAGATGAACGTGCAGGACAGAAGCACGAAAGACGACGAAGGAGCATGGGCCAACAACCAGGTTGCAAGCCTTTCGTGGAATGTGAGGGTGAACGGAGCCGTGACGCTCGACCCTGACCGCAATGACCCGGCAAGTCTTATGAGTCGCATTGGGCAGATGGTGTATGTCAGACTGGCACTTGCCAGTGGCGAACAGAACAGCACGATGGGCGCGATGCTCGTCAGCGGATATGCCATCCTGAACGACGTGCAGATAACCGCTCAGAACCGTCAGCGCGGCACCTATGATGTGACCCTCACGGGTTGCAAGAATCTCATCAACGAGATACGCCGATTGCGCTCGTCAGAAGGTCATTACCTGAAGACTACCGACGGACATATCCTTGCAGCACCTCACGAAGCATAAACACCAAGGACTATGACAAAGAAGACAGTTGCAATCATCCACTACAACACGCCGGAGCTGACGGAGGCGGCGGTGCTCTCCATCAGGAAACAGGGTGGAGGGGACTATCGCGTGGTCATCTTCGAGAACTCGTGCGATGCTAAGTTGGCGCATGGGGAGAGCCGTGAGGCGAGGCCGTTTGCAGGGCTGTTGGCTGACGAACAGACGCGGAAGGCTCTGGGAGATGTGGAGATTATCGACAACTCACGGGGTCAGTTGGTGGACTTCGACGCGGAACTGGCAAAGTGGCCGAACAAGAAGAACGACGCTGAGAACAGACTGGCACACTTCGGGAGTGCCAAGCACATGATGAGTGTAGAGTGGCTGATTCAGCACATGGAGAGTCCTTTCATCTTGGCCGACTCAGATATTCTGCTAAAGCGCAACATCGACGACATGTGGGACGAGGCTGTGACGGCCTGCGGCTTCATAGACCAAGGGTGGAACAACCCGAAGACGGTGAAGCGGCTGTGGCCGATGCTGTGCTTCATCAATGCGCCTGAGTGCCGCAGACTGGGCATCCACTACTATGACGGTATGCGCTGCTGGGGCATTATGACCGGCACCGACAAAGGATGCTGGTACGACACAGGGGCGGCATTCCTGGAAGACATCAGACGGACGGACGGAGCGACGCTGAGACAGGTGGACATCCGCGAGAGAATGGAGCACATGTGGAGCGGATCGTGGCGCGAGAAGGACAAGGAAGCAGAGGCATGGCTGAACAAGCATGAATCGCTGTGGAAGCCTTCGCCGCGTGAGATGGGCATCAAGGACGTGGCCCTGTGCTGCATAGCCCGACAGGAGGAGCGATACCTTCAGGAGTGGATAGACCACCACCTGCTGATGGGCGTGAAGCGGCTCTTCATCTACGACAACGGACGGGGCAACGAACCCGTGCCGACGTTTGACGATGAGCGCGTGGAGGTCATCGACT